CCGCCGCCCAGGAACGGATCAAGAACGAGCGCCCCAGGCTTTGTAATCGCCATCAGCTCTCGCAGCAGCGGCACAGGCTTTGAGGTTAAATGCACCTTGTTTTTGCTGACAATCGGCACTTCAAAGACGCCGGGGAAGCAAGTCGGATGCGCCGGAGCAAAGCGGCCCTTGCTCCCGAACAGAATATACTCGCATTGCTGCCGGAACTTGCCGATCTGCGGCCTGCTGGTGCGCTTGTTCCATACAACAATGCCCAGCCAGAACCAACCCGCGCCCTGCATTGCGTCCGTCATGGCGGGCAACTGTCGCCAGTCTGTGAACATCATTAGCGGTGTGCCGGGCTTGGCAATGCGCCAACATTCGGAGAGCCAGAGCATTGCCCAGGCGGTGAAGGCTCGCTGATCCTTGCCGTCACCGAGCATAGGCGGATACTGCTTGACGGTATCGCTACTCTGGTACTTGTTTTCCGGGGCTGTCTGCCGGGCGGCCAAGCCGATGCCGCCGCTTGAGTACGGCGGGTCTGTGATCACAGCGTCACAGCTTTCAGAGGGTAGAGTACGGAGAACAGAAAAGGCATCGCCTTGATGGATAGTAAAAGCGTTTTGTTTCATGTGGTGTATATTGTGTTGCACCCCGTGAAATAATCCGCTAACTTTGTTCGCAGCTCTCGCCAAAGAGCAAACAAGGCGGATACTCTGCACAAGGGGGCTAATCCTTGTGTGGGGCCGTGATAGGGCGTGTACGCGCCTTATCGGTGGGGGCGTTCCAGCGCCCCCGCCTCTGCCTTAAGACAGCGTATAATACCGATCTTTCTTCCTGATTGTCGCCAGAAAGGGCAGCTTGTCCTCATACTTCTTCAACTGTTCGATCAGTATATTGCTGCCTGTAAAAATAACGTGCTTCTCTCCCGGCTTGTCCGGGTACTCAAACTGAATCGTCAAACACTCCCTTGCGCTCGATTTTTGGTACTTACTCTCCTTCATGCTATAGGTAACGAGCATGATTTCAATGTTTGTAACATCATCTATCCGCACCTTTTTTCCTTCCAGCGGGCCACCCGGCTCGGCAAAGTCACTAAACCGCAGCGGCGCTGTTCTTGGCGCATTCTCCATTTGCCCACTCCGTAAGCTCGGAAAGCCTCACCTTCCGCTGATAGTTATGGCTGTTCGCCCACTTCACCCAGCCGCGAGCGCTCGCCAGCACTGAACGGCAATGATCCGCCGTCACCTTGCCCGCCTCATACAGCCCTGGGAGCTTTTGCAGCCGCCGCGCTACGCGCTTTGCCGTCCGTTTCCGCAGCAGGATATAGCCCTTGAAATGCCTGTACCCCAAGAAGTCCACACCCCGGCTTGTCGGAAACAGGTCACACTTGGAAAGGCGAAGCTGTAGCACTTCGCCCAGGAAGTCCTGAACCTTCCCGGCCACGTCCCGAAGCACGGCCTTGTCATTATGGAAAAAGAGAAAATCGTCACAGTATCGTATATAGTCCCTGATCTTGAGAACGTGCTTGGCGTATTGGTCCAGCTCGTTCATGTAGAGGTTCCCCATCCATTGGCTTGTGAAGTTGCCTATGGGTATGTTTTTTCCGCCAGGGAACGAGCGCACGATATCCTCAAGCAGCCACAAAGTATCCGGGCATTTTATCTTGCGCCGGATTATCCGCATCATAATTTCATGGTCCATGCTGGGGTAGAACTTGGAAATATCGCACTTGAGGCAGTAGGCGTTACGCCGCACAAACTCCATTGTGCGGGCGCTCCCGGCGTGTACGCCTTTGCCGTCAATGCAGGCATAGGAATCATCGATAAACAGCTTTTCCCAAATTGGAATTATCGGAGCCATCAATGCGTGTTGCACGATACGATCCGGCGAAAACGGCAGCACATAAACCGTCCGTTGCTTTGGCTCGTATAGGATTTTTTTATAGTAGGGACTGGTGCGAAATGTCTTATCAAGCAGGGAAGCGCGGAGCGCCGCAAGGTTGGCCTCCGCGTCTTTCGCAAAGTTGATAACGCCGCGCAGCCGGGGCTTGCACCGCTTCGCTTTTGCATAGGCCAAGCGGATATTTTCAGGGTCGGTTATCTTTGCCCAGAGCTGGCCGTGCCGCTTCATACCCGTATGCCTTATCTACTAGCTCTTTTATGAGAGTATCGGCGGGCACGTTGAGCGCATCGGCAAGCTGTACCAAAACGTCAATACTTACCGCGCTCCGCCCGCTTTCTATGGACGAAATGAACCCCTTGCTTATCCCGGCGCTGTCCGCGAGCTGCTGCTGGGAAAGCCCTGCCTCGTTCCTGTAGCGCCGGATAATTTCAGGCATAAATCGCCGCGTGATTTTCTCGCTATCTTCCATGCTGCTATGGTATAGCGCCGGATGCGCGGCAGCCGAGAGGTGACACCATGCGACAAGGAAATAAGAATGAGCGGCTTGACTTTCGCTTGCGCTACTAGCCCAGCCGCCCCTCCGTCTTGTATTTTGCCGGGGCTTTTGCCCGACACGGCCCTAGCGTTCAGCCGGAGTTGTCCAAATCCCCGTATCCGCGCCTGCCCCTGGCAGCCGTTATTCGTATTCACGTTCAAGCGAGTATTATTCGCATTACGCGCCTGCGACCCGCAAGACGTACCATTACTCCACGAACCGCCTGCGATAAGGGCTATCGCAAGTAACGCCAAAGCCATGTCCTTCATACCCCAATTTCAAAAAAATTTCAAAAACACGGCTGCGCGATAAATCGCGCAGCCGTGTGCCGTGTACTCGTTCAGCGTGAAGCGCGGCTCCGCGCCCGCCCCCGGCAGCCGCCATTCGTAGTCACGCTCAAGCGGGAATGATTCGCATGACGCGCCCGCGACCCGCAAGACGTACCAGAACTCCACGAACCGCCCGCGAGAAGGGCGTTGGTATTCCACACGCCCCCCTTAGTCCCATCAGCTACCGGGCCAGCAGTATTGCCGAAGCTCCATCCGGCCAGCCATTGCCAGTAAGCCCCGCAGCAATCCTCCGCGCCCAGGTCGGAAGTCATGCGACGGCCTGCCGTGTCCACTCGACCGCCCGTCGTAATCGGATCAGCCGCACCCTGGATAGCCGTTCTCTGATTACTCCCTTCCGCCAGTGAGGAAAATTCCTCATCCTGCAACGGTTGAAAACCGACCAGCATCAAATCTTCCACATGCTGGGCAAAGACCTGGCTTTTCGTCACTGTTCCGCCAAAGATGCTCCGCGTGTTGGCTCCGCTCCCGCTTTGCATATAGATGAAGGACCACACTTGCATCCGGGGATCGTACAGCGTCCCTTCCTGGAAGAACCCGCCGCAACGGTGTCCCAAGTCCCAAAAGGTAGAGGGCAGAATGTCGGCCGTATTGTATCCGCGTAAGGCGCTGTCGGCATTGGCCGCATTGTCGGGAACCGCGAGGCACAAGGTATGAAAGCCCCCGATCTTCCGGCTGTTGTCGCGGTTGTACCCCTGGGGGAAGGTGGAATTGAGGCTTATCACAAGATCGGATGTGGCCGTTTTCTGCGTTCCTTCCGGCGCTTTGTGGCAAAGATAAATGTAGTAGTCCCTTCCGGCCTGGAACGCCACGCCCACGTCCAGCAGCCGTTCAGCGAAATCAATCACAATGTCATTGTCGGAGCCGAAAACAAGGTGATCGTATTCGCCGCCCTCATTCGGCAGCAGCAGCTTGATATAGGTGTTATCCTTGAAAATGAAGCCGCGTGTGCTGTGCGGATGCGGTACGATAAATTGATCGTGCATGGAATTATAGCTGGGGTGCATACGCCCAAAAAGGCGCGCCCTGGCTCCTGTCCCGGCAAGGCCGATCTCCTTGTTCTTGTCCCAAAAAAGCAAATTCATGGCCATGCTATTCTTCCTCCTGTGGCTCCGGCATTGCCAGATATTCGTTTATCTTTTCCACCGTAAGCCCGATCTGGAACATGACGGCGTTAGAATCTTCTTGCAGCGCATACTGCCAGCGCTCATCCGGCCCTTCCTGGCCGTCCGGTCCCATGCCGCCGCTATGAATCATAACCCGGTGCGTTTCGTCCGCTTGGCCTTCTTCATCGGCCGCCAGCATCCGCACCGCGAACCACGCAAAACGGCCCTCAAGCAGTTGGCGCAGCCGCGCCTTTGTCGCCTTGACATCCTCGGCCATGCTGTTTTCAACGTCCTGAACCGTTCCAAATACTTTTGGGATACCCCGCATGATGTTTCTCCTGATTTATTGTTTGCTACAGCGGCAGGTGTTGCGCGGCGTGTAAAAATGACCCACCTGAACGTGTAATGTGCACGTAAAATTGACCCACCCTGGATAACAGTTTTCTAAGGGGGAAACGCTTTCCCTTTGGAGGACACCAGGAGAT